AATTTGTATAATTCATTGCTTTTTTCTGTTTTTATGTTGGTTTTTGTACTCATAGTTTTGTTTTTATTTATTAGATTATTTTCTTATTCAATGTCGCAACGAAATCATACAATACCGTTATAATTCTTTCCGTTCTTATTTTTTTGCCAGTTGTATTTCCAAACTCTTTTCTTAAATTTTCTCATTTCATAATATTCTTTATTTTTATTTAAAATATATCTTCGTTTAAATCTTTTACATCTTCAAATGTTGAATCAAATCTTTGATGTTTACCTTCAAAATATATTGCAATATCATTATTTAAATTTCCGTTTCGATGTTTTGAAATATCTAAACTTACTAAATTTTCAGGTATATGATTCCCAATGTCATCTGTAAATCTATTTGCTTTATGATAATTAGTTAAAAATACAACTGAATCAGCATCCTGCTCAATACTTCCGGAATCTCTTAAATCTGATAATTTAGGCTTTCTAAATGCCCCCTTTTCAATATCCCGGCTTAATTGAGATAATACAATAAAAGGTATTTTAAATTCTAAAGTCATATTTTTTAAAGTCCTTGATATATATGATACTCTACTATTATCATTATTCCCAAATCCTGAAGCATGAATAAGCTGTAAATAATCAATAACTATAAATTTAACATCGTATTTTAATATAGCCGTTATTATTTTTGATTTGATTTTTTGAATATCATAAGTCGCATCTTCAATGTATAAATTATATTTATCTACTAAATTTTGAGCTGTAATTTCAAGTTTCTTTTTATCATTATCATTAATTTCATTAAAAAATATATCGTGGTCTATTCGACCCTCATTTGATAATAGCCTATTTACAATTCTTATTTTATTCATTTCTAAAGAAAAATATAAACCATTTTGATGTTTACTCATTGATTTTGCGGTCTGTAATGCAAAGGCTGTTTTACCATGCGACGGTCTCGCAGCAATCATTACATAATCCGTGTCGGTAATATATAAATAATTATCAAGTATTGACCCTGTTATAATTCTTTTATCTTTTTTAAAATTATATTGCATAGCTTCCGTAACTGACTGACTTATATTACTTATTTCAGTTCCTGTAATTGTACTTTGAATTTTTATTATTTCAGTATTTGTGTAATTTATTATATTGCTTAAATCTTCAGTTTCATCAAAACATTTTTTCTGTAATTCATTTGATAATCTTATCAGTTCCCGGAGCATATATTTTTCTGCAACTATTTGAGAATGATAATTAATATGTGCAGATGTTCCGACTTTTGAAGATAAACCAATAATATATGCCGCTCCTCCGACTTCATCTAATTTACCGTTTTTCTTTAATTTTTCAATTATCGTATGATAATCAATAGGGTTCTTTTCATTATGTAAGTCAATAATTGCTTTATAAATCAATTGATGTTCTAATTTATAAAAACTTTCCGAAATTAATAAAGTTGAAATTATATCTATTTTTTTTGGCTCTAACATTAAAGCCCCTAAAATGTCAATCTCAAAATCAATTGCTTGTGGTGGTAATTTTCCGTATTGTTCCATTTATTTAAATTTCATATTTGATAATAAAAGGATTTCACCTTTATTTGTAATTTCAAACTCATCATTAAAATTTTTATCAGATAAATATGTCCGTGCTTTTTTTAAATATTTATTATCTGTTTGAGTTTTGGAATAATTAAATATATTATTAATTGCTTTTTTTTGTTCTGATGCTGTTAATTTGTTCCAATATTTAATAGAGTTGTCTTTATCGGTTTTTGGTTTTTTTGTTATTTTATGATATTTATTCCAAAATTCTGAAAAATCTATTATTATTTTATCCTTATCTTTATCCTTATCTTTATAGCTACCTTTTTGCTTTAGCATTGCTTTAGCATTGCTTGACTTCTTTAACCCCCCTTTTTTACCTGCTTCTTGACGCTTTTTCCTTTTTTCTGAAAGTAAATCATATTGATCATTTAAGAATTTTATTTCTATATTATTAGTGTCTTTATTTATTTTTATAATTCCTAAATTAATGAGTTTTTGTATATTTTTAGCATTGCTAAACCTTTTTTCTAATATTGCTATATCAATGCTACAATCTTTAAACCAATAATAAGAGCATATATCAATAAATAATCCTTTTAATTCATAAGATTCTAAACTAATATCATCATTTAACCATTCAAAAGCTGTAAATCTAAAATATGGTAATTCTTTTGCCATTATTCAATACTTTTAAATTGATTAATATTAAACAACCGTCTCATCTCATTAATTAACTCATCAAATGATGTTATGTAATCCATATCAATAGCAAAAGCTAATTTATTTTGTAAGTCATTCATTGCCGTTAATTGGTTTTTTGTTGCTGTTTGTCTTATTCCTTTTTCATGTCTCCCAAAAACAATATAATTTAATCCTTTTGCGAGTTTTGAATAATCTACATTATGAAATTTAGCTACTGACTTTGTTAAGTCTTTATATAAATCTCCGGCAAGGTCTCTAAATTCTAAAAGTTGATCATAAACGAATTTTATAACTTTTACTTCAAATGTCGGATTAATCCACATTGATAATTTTATAAATAACATAGGATGCACCCACGTGCCAGCATTAATACCTCTGCTTGCTTTTGATTTTACATATACCATTTTTGGAGTATGTAAATTTTCTTCTTTAATTAATGCTTCAATAAATTCATTTACTTTTTTTGACTCCCAAAATTTAGATAAATCTCTTTTTGGGTTTGATTTTTCAAGATTCCATTGCTTAATTAATCCGGTTGCATTAAACATACCGTCTTTTGTTCTTTGGAACACGTCAAAATCTCCCATTTGACGCTTCATTATTACATTTGTTTTCATAATATAAAAAAACCTATCCAAACAAAAAAAGACAGAACCTAACCGCCAAGCTGAAACTGTCTAATTTTATCCGAATAGGATTTATTTAATTTTATGTAACTGTCATTTTTCATGGCGGTTTGATTTTTACATCTGCAAATATACAAATAAACTTTTAATAATAAAATTAATCTTTAAAAAAAACACCCAGACCATATTTCCACTATTTACGTATTATTAACATATTAATGATTTATACAATATTGTAGCTTTGGGGGTGCTTATTTAGTTACTATTATACAATCAGTTTCATATACTGCTTTATATCCTTGTTTTAGATGTTTTTTAACAAGTCTCATTGCACTTTCTTTTGTTTCTTCTGCAAAGTATATATAGTTTTTTATCATTGCTTAAACTCGTTATTTTTTATATTTATTAGTTTTTGATTAAATACAGGATTATCATGTGCTTTTATATGGCATTCTCTGCATAGACAAATTAAATTCTCAATATTATCTTTGCCACCTCTTGACTTAAAAATTAAATGATGTATATCAACTCCTTTATTATTGCATATTTCACATAATATATAATCTTGTTCAGCAAGTTTATAATAATCAAAATATATCTTTTTGTATTTTACCATATAACCATTAAAGATAATTTACCCGATGCCAAAATATTAAATAATAATAAAAAATATACTTTGAAATTTGATAATTCATAATCATAATACTCAAATAATAAAAACATTAAAAAAGCTAATATTATAAATGTTGATATGAATATTAATATTATTAGTGTTGTTTTTAATAATTTCATTAGTCTATATCTTCTAAATTAAACAATGTAGGCATTTGTAAATCATAATCTACTGATCTTAAATATTGCAAACCGTCAAACCAACTTTCCGGATTAAGTTCACATCCCCAACCTTTACGGTTCATTTTCATTGCTTGAAATGGTATTGTTCCAAGACCCCCGAAAGGATCACAAACTATATCATTTATATTTGAATATCTGTTAATTATTCTTTCAACAATATCAAATTGCAAAGGACAAATATGCATATTTAATTTTTTTCTACTTTGAGAGCTGTTAAATGTATTCATTCGATTTATGTTGTGCCAAAGTACATCTTCATTTCTTGCATTAATTTTTAATGTTTCAAAACTTGCAGGTAATTTACCTATTGAATCTAATTTATTTGCAATTTCAACATGCTTTTTATAATCATAAACATTATTATTAAAATATTCTGCAAATCTTTTATTTATGGTATCAATACCTGAATTTTTAATTTCATCTTTTGTTAAAAATCTGTTGCCGGAACTATTCCATTTTGCACGTGCATCTATTTGCCATTGTCCACGTGTATAATCTTTTTTGTTTTTATTTACTTTTATATCGGCATATGCTTTACTCGTGTCTGATGGTAATTTTCTAAATAATAAAACATATTCAGGACAACCTACGCCCATTTTAGAACCGTCTTTTGTTTGTTCAGTCCAGCCTAAACGGTATGTTTGATTGTTCTCTCTTACAACATCTGTTTCAATTGTTATACGTCCAAAATACCTAAATCCGTGTTTTAAAAAGTGAAATACTGTCATATCACTAAAAGGATCTAATGTCGGCATACCGTCACCGGTTGCATTGCCAAATAAGATACGATCTTTCACATGTATTGCAGCAACTCTTCCTGGCTGTAAAGTTCTTAATAATTCAGGAGTTAAAAAATCCATTTGTTTAAAAAACTCTTCATTATCTTTATTATGTCCCAAATCATTATATGTTGGTGTATATTCATAATGATTACTAAATGGTATGCTTGTATGAATTAATCCGAAATGATTATCGGGTACTGATTTTAATTCATTTATTGAGTCATTATTTATCCACGTAAAATTTGAACCTTTTATTTCATTTCTGTCTAAATGAAAATTTCTTTTTAAATCAGTAGATGTTGCATGATTTAAACCAAACTTTTTAATTATATCTGTCATTTTTTTAAGCATTAAATTATGATTATTCCATTTATTTTTTAAGTTTTTTAATATACCTCTTTCAGATTCCATATAAATAATATGAATTTCAGGAACTTCTTTTTGCCCGAATCTTACAATCCTATGTATAGATTGTATAAAATTATTAAATTTGTGATTTATTCCTAAAAATATAGCTTTATGACAATGGTTTTGAAAATTAGAACCTGATCCACTTATTGTCGGTTTCGTTGCTAAAAACCTACTCCGACCTTCTGAAAAATCAATTATTATTTGTTCTCTTTTGTCAATATCTTGACTACCGTATGCGAATGTACTTTCCGGAAGTATTTTCCTTATACCGTGACGTTCATCTTCTAAATGATGCCATAATAAATAATGAGAATCACTATCTATTAATTCATACATTTTATTGATACGTTCTTGAATTGTATTTCTTTTTTCTTTTGCCCCGGTTTTTAAATCCATATCAGAATCTCTAAAGATGTATTGAGTTCCATCAGAATCAGGAACTCTAATATTATGATCAACTGACAATTCATGATAAAATAAATTAACACCTTCTTTTAAAGGTGGCAAATCATAACCATCATCTGAATATCCTAAATCTGAAGGTTTCTGTATAAATATAGCCCAACTTGACATCCATAACCAAAACTCATATTCTTTGTGCGGATGCAAAGTTAAGTTGTTTGCTTTTGTAGAATCTCTTTTGAAATATCTTGTTAATGCTTGCCCTGTATCCATAATGCCTAAAAATCCAGCATAATGTATCAATTCTTTGTATTTATTCGGAGAAGGTGTCGCAGTTGCTACATATTTAAAAGGGACATTTCCAAACATTTCCAAAAAACTTTGATATGTTTTAGATCCATATGACCGCAAAACAGAAGCTTCATCTAAACTGACAAATTC